GATCGTGACAAGATGTTGCGTATCAAACAAATTATGATGGACGGTATGTTGGACCACTACGAGTTTGAAGATGGCGCCAAGCAAGAACTGTATGAGTATGTGGATGCCAATAAAGACAAGCTTCGTGAGTTGAGCCTGCGTACAGTTATCAAGATTGCAGACTTGAAGAAAATGTGCGGCCCCGGCAACGACAAGTGGAAGCGTCTTGCAGAAACCACTGTTATGAAGCGCGGCTAAGCAGTTACCGATAACAGGCAATGTCAATAAGACCTGTTTAATTAAGGAGTTATAATGCGCAAGATGGCAACCATGAGAACGATTGATGAAGTACGTCCAATCCCAGATGCTGATGCAATCGAATGTGCAGTGGTTGGCGGCTGGACTGTGGTTATTAAAAAGGGCGAGTTCAAGGTAGGTGATGTAGCTGTCTATTGTGAAATTGATAGTTGGATTCCTACAGCACTTGCTCCATTCCTTAGCAAAGGACAAGAGCCTCGAGTATACAATGGTATTCAGGGTGAACGTCTGCGTACAGTAAAACTTCGTGGACAGTTAAGCCAAGGTCTGCTTCTTAGGTACTGGGATTTTCCCAAAGTAGTAGATGCATTTCATCAGACTCGGTTAGCCTCAAATGAACCATTTGACGTTACTGAAATTCTAGGTATTGTAAAATACGATCCACCAGTGCCAGCACACTTGGCAGGTGAGGTGCGCGGCCTGTTCCCGACATTTATTCCAAAGACAGACCAGGAACGCATACAAAATCTACGCACAGAGTTTGCACAATGGCAGGCCGATAAAGTTACTTGGGAAGTAACCGAGAAGCTGGATGGCTCGTCAATGACGGTGTATGCTAATGAGGACGATTATGGAGTATGTAGCCGTAATTTAAATCTTAAAGAAACAGAAGGTAACACACTTTGGAAAGTGGCACACCGCGACCAGATTATTAGTGCCATCTTTGAAAGCGGTCGTAATCTTGCCGTACAAGGCGAAATTGTAGGCGAAGGTATTCAAGGCAATCCGTACAAGATAAAAGGTCAAAGTTTCTATACTTTTGACATTTATGATATTGATGCTAGACGCTATTTCAATCCAGTAGAAAGAAATGAGTTTTGCGAGCTGTACCAGTTGTTGCATGTACCTGTGGTAGCATTTAGTGCCGAGCCATATGACACACTTGGCATTGTGACCATTACTGACATTTTGAAATTTGCCGAAGGTAAAAGTAACCTTAATGCTCAAACGGAAAGAGAAGGAGTTGTGTTTAAGGCACACTCACTTGATCAATCCTTTAAAGCAATCAGCAACAGGTTCTTATTGAAAAGCAAGGATTAAGTTTAACACCAGTAGCTGACTATTTGCGTGGATGGATACTGGTGGGGAAAAGGCTCTTAGGAGCCTTTTCTTTTTCTACATTATGGCAAAATTGCTTTTTTAAAATCATGGTTTTTACTATAAGTATCTTATAAATGAATAGACAACAACGTATAAAAGTGTTATACTAATATCATGCCCGGAATAACTAGATTAGAAATTAAAGACGAAGTCAATATCAAGTTCCATGATCTTGATCCAAGTACTCGACGTAAATGTGAAACCAAATTAAAGTATATGCTACCCCATGCATATCACGTACCAGCTTTTCGATTAGGAAGGTGGGATGGCAAGATTGGATTCTTTACAACAGCAGGTGCCACTTATCTAAACTTACTAGATAGAGTGTTGCCTATTCTTGATGAAGAAGGTTGGCAAATTGAAATTGACGACCGGCGTACCAACTGGAATATCAATTTTACAGAAGTTACCGAAGACACGTTTAGTCACATACTTTGGCCTAAAGGACACCCAGCAGAAGGTCAGCCTATTAAGATACGTGACTACCAGGTGGAATGTATCAATCGCTTTCTTGCTAACCCACATGGTGTTCAAGAGATTGCAACAGGTGCTGGCAAGACCTTAATGACAGCTTCAATGAGCTTGTGTTGTGAGCCGTTTGGTCGTACACTGGTTATTGTACCCAACAAAGATTTAGTGCGTCAAACACATGCCGACTATGTTAACATGGGTTTGGATGTTGGTGTATTTTTTGGTGATGAGAAGGATCTTGGACATACTCATACCATTGCAACATGGCAAAGTATTAACAGTTTAATTAAACGCAATAAAGAAGGTATCAGTGCTATTGGCATGGAAGCAATCACCGATGATTTGATTGCAGTCATTGTTGATGAAGTACACATGGCCAAAGCAGATGTACTTCGTACAATGCTAACAGGCCCGTTTGCACATATCCCAATCCGTTGGGGACTTACAGGCACCATACCCAAAGAAGAACATGAATATGTTAGTCTTATTGCCAGCCTAGGCGAAGTGCTGCACAGATTGCAAGCAAGCGAGTTGCAAGACATAGGCGTACTGTCAAATTGTCATGTTAAGATATTACAGTTTGATGATAAGGTAGAGTATAAAACATACCAAGAAGAATTGACATATTTGACTTCCAACGAAAAGCGAATGAATCATCTTGCAAACACTATTAACACCATTAGTCTAGCAGGCAATACACTTGTTTTGGTTGATCGTATTGCCTCTGGCAAAATGTTAGTAGAGCGACTACCTGATAGTGTGTTTGTATCAGGCGCAATGAAAAGCAAGGATAGAAAAGATGAGTATGATGAAATTACAATCGCCGACAACAAGATCATTGTGGCAACATATGGTGTGGCTGCTGTGGGCATTAATATACCTAGGATCTTTAACTTGGTTTTGGTTGAACCTGGAAAAAGTTTTGTTAGGGTTATACAGAGTATTGGGCGTGGTATTCGTAAAGCACAAGACAAAGACTTTGTACAAATCTGGGACATAACCAGTACAGCAAAATTTGCTAAACGGCACTTAACAAAGCGTAAACAATTTTACACTGATGCCAATTATCCGTATCAAACAGAAAAGGTTACTTATAAATGAACATATTAACAGTTGACAATCGGTCATATGACTTGGATCGTCTACCAGAAGAAATTGATGAAGACTTGAGATATGGAGTGCTTGATTACTCTAATCCAGCAGAAGTAGATTACATCTTTGTACCTCTGGTGTTTTTAGAAAGTTTCAGTTGTCCTGCTGCAGTACTACGCATTGGCAAAACAGAAGTAAAAGTTCCATTGGATTGGTCTTTGGTCATTGGCGAACCCGATCATGGCGAGCCAGAAGTTATCAATGTAATGAGCATCAATGATCGCGGCTTCAGTACCTTTGTGTTTAATCCAATCAATGGATACAAACCAGAATGGCAACGAGTTGAAGTAATTAACATTTACCAAGAAGTAAAATGGTATGTGCCCAAGTTAAAATTTGGACATTTGCTGGCTGTTCCTTTAGAAAAAGGCAACGAACCAATGTGTGCGTTCTTTGTCAAAGAAACAAATAAAATTCCAGAAGTGCTTGACTTAAACAAAATTTGGTTTTAAAATACAGTATGGCTACTAAAAAGAAAGCAACAGCAACAGCAAAGTATCAATTGCCAATCGACCAAGTTATGGCGGCAGTGGATCTACGCCGTGGCGATTATTATAGCAAGCTAGAAACAGATGAGCTAAAGTCTCTTAGCACATACATGGCACAGCGTTGGGGTAGCCAAGTACAAGGCACACAGGACTTGCAAGAATACTACTTGACAACAGTCAATGACCTGAGTAACTTGGATTACATTGCAGTAGGAAGTAACCACGATGAACTACGGTGGCGCACTCTTGCACTATGTGGCATCGGTTATAAGATGCGGCATGAGTTCATTCCACCCAAAGGTGCAAAGAAGGATAAACTAACAGCTTGGTTAATTGAACAGTTTCCTAACCTAGGTGATGATGAGATTGAACTGTTCCGTGAAATCAATGGTACAGATGTCTTAGCTGAAATAGCCGTATCACAAAACATGGGTAATAAAGATCTTAAGGATTTGTTTAAATAATGATACAGGATTACCAATGTCGCTTCTGCGAAAAATCATTCACACGTGAGCGCACCTTGAGCAGTCATATGTGTGAAAAAAAACGCAGATGGATGAACAAGGATGAAACTGATAGTCGCATTGCTTTTAGTGTATGGTTGGACTTTATGAAATATGTAAGTCCTAATGCAAAGAAAGAAAAAACAATCGACGACTTTATAAGGAGTGCAGACTATATTGGATTTGTAAAATTTGCTAACTACTTGATTGAGCTGCGCCCTTTAGAAAGTGAAAAGTTCATTAACTGGCTTTTTAAAATGAGCGTTCGACTAAGTGATTGGACAAAACCAGGGACTTATCAACTATATGTACAAGAAGCAGCCAAGAAGGAAACCTCAGAACGTGCATTGGAAAGAACTATCCTAACCATGGTAGACTGGGGTAGTAAAACAAACAATAGTTGGCAAGAATTTTTTGACAAAGTTGCACCAGCAACAGCAATGAATATGGTGACCATGGGCAGAATTAGTCCTTGGATATTATACTCAACTGAAGCGGCACAGCGATTATTAGATAGAATGGAACCTGGACAGATTGATACAATTACCAAGCATGTGGATACAAAATGGTGGATAAGCAAAATAAAACAAAACGAAAAACAAGTGACGTGGATCAACACGATGATGGCGCAGGCGCTCGATACGCTAAGTTAGAAGCGCGACTTGAAATTTTGTTATGTCGTTTAGATG